GTGAGGGGGGCGCTGCGCTTCGAGTGCAAACCCTTTTAACCTTAGTAACTAGGAGAGTTCCTTTGCAAAAGAAGCTGTCTGTAAACTTACAGGCAACCAATTACCCTGACCATAGGATAGATCTCTATCGTCAGGCTGCAAAGGATCTTGCAGCTAGTAATTCAGGACTTGAACGATACGTGGTTGGGTTGTTTGGACCCGAGCTTATCGGTTCGTTGGCTCTCGCCTTCGACCCTTATGCTCAGTTCAATAACAATCCACGCCGCGTGTCCACCTTAGAAGATGGACCTAAGATCGTTCGTGAGCGACCCATCAACACTATCCCTCGCGCAAATCGTAAAGAAATGTGGAAGAGGACAGTCCGAGTAGAGAGTTATCACGTAGGCCAAGGCCTATTTGATTACGTCTATACCGGTCCTGATGATGTGGTCACCTCCGGTACCATTAACAGGGGGGATCAACCCTCCGTATATGGAATTATCAGAGATACTACGAGGAGAACTAGACCTATTGAACACGATGATGGCGAATTTGAATTATTCGCCCCCAAAATGTTGAGTTCGTCTAGATCTTTCTCCTTTCAGCAATCTGATTACCGGACTACCCTTGGTATAGGAACTTCCGAGCAACGGCAACGTTTCGTTACTCGGACCGATTCAAAGGTAGTTGGTCCCGAATTCATTTGTACTCAAGCCTCAGTTGATAGCTTTCTCGCAGGTACTAGAGCCCGTGCTCTGACAGTAATGTCAGAACGCGTGCTCGGTATGTTGAATCGGGTTGAACCGAGTCATCGTACCTTTAGTCTTGCGCGAGAGGTGGCAGAACTAAAGGATCTTCCGCAAACTTTGCAGTCGACCCTTCACCTCTGGCTCCAATTTGAGCGCTCCGTGGGACGTACGTTCTTCCGTACACTCCAGCACGACGCCAGAAGCTGGCGTAACTCCGGTTTGCTACAGCGGTATGCCGATGATTTAGGAGAACTTACAAGGTTCAACTATAATCACGACGCGCCGCTTGCGCAAAGTGCAGGGTCTGCTTTCCTTACATTCAAGTTTGGTTGGCAGACCATGGTCCGAAGTATAGTACAAATGCTTCCTTCACCTGGTCAAGTGACCAAGCGCGTAAATGCGCTTGTTAACGCGATAGGTGAAGATAGATCGTTTCGTACCCACAATGTGTGGGAGGAACCGATGACTAGCTTTCCAGACATGTCCACGTGGCTTTTAAAAGAAGAGGGTATCGATTGGTCATCCGTTCCCCTGCTATCGAATTTGATGGCAGGAACACGGAAGGTAGAGGTTCGTTTAATGGCGAACTTCAACATTCGGTTTCCTCAACTTGACATCCCACGCCTTCGAGTAGAACTGTTCGATAGGCTGATGGGGGTCTATCCGAGCCCAGGGGATCTTTACGATTTGATCCCTTGGACTTGGTTAATTGATTACTTCAATGGCATTGGGGACTACGTCCATCTAATGGACTCAATCCACAGTGACAAATCCCTAATCAATTACGGTTTTATTACCTACCGCGAGGAAGGTAATGTGACCGCGACCTTTCGTGGACTGTTCCAGTCTTTGGTATCCCGACAAGCTGACTATAATCTAGTCCAGTGGTATAATAACTACCGGTTTCTACATGATGGTCGCTTCTCGTACGTCTATCAACTTCGAAAGACGATACCATATTTTGCTAACGTTAAAACCTATTGGGATTCCGGTACTTTGGATCCCAACCAACGAGCCATTATCGGGTCGCTACTTGCGTCCCGACATGGTACAGCTCCTAGACGTGGTGTCTAGGGGTTTCACTATAGCAAAAGATACTCTGATATGGCACTTAACGATCCCATCACTGTTGCGGCCAACGCGCCGACACCCGCTCTTTCTTTGAGCGAGGTTAGGCGCGATGGATATGGATCTGAACGCTGGGACATAGCCAATGGCTATCAACTAGTGTTCAACCATAGTACCTCAGCCGGTTCCGGCGAACGGCATTACATGAAGATGACTCAAACTCTGGATGCTACCTCTCCCTACACGGGACAGATTAGCAAACAGAATGCGGTCGTCTCCATCAGTGCTTCGTTTCCGGCATTCGGCTGGGATCCTGCAGACAAGGCAGCGCTTGTTCAAGCGCTTGTCGATGCCCTGCTCGACAGTGATGTAACTATTCCAAAGTTTGTTGGCTTTCAGTCGTAAGACCTAACAGCCAGTAACTTAGGCGAGGGAGTGATTTTCGCTGCTCTCGTAAGAAGGAGCAGTATAATGAAAATCTCATCAATCCTAAACTCGTTATTGCGAGTCGGAACGGTGTTGTCCTATTTGGGCAACTTCCTCGTTAAGATCTCCCAAAATACCGCTGACGCCGACTTGGTGTCACGGATTAAGGCAGATCGGGATCGTTTTAACCAATCGCAGGAATCTCACCCTCTAACAAATGGAGTTGAGAATGAAAAGCCTGACAATGAGCAGAGGGATCTCTATCGATAAGGCTATCGGGCATTACCCGATTAGCTTTAATAAAGACGGAGACCTCTTTCTCCCTAAGAGTATCCTACGCAGCCTGTTGATTGACATCGACAGGTTGCGTCCTGGAACTAAGGGTTTAGGGCGTGATCTAATTACGCTCGAAGCGCGCCTCGAAAAGGAGGGTGTTAGCTTTTTGGCTACCAACCTCTGTACCCTCGGCAAGGCTCTTGAAAAAGGCCTTAATGATGGTATTTTCGTCTGTCCTAAAGGCTTTAAACGGCCTAAAGGTTCAAAGAACCCCGCACTAATGCAGGGTATCTTTAACGATCTTTTCGATTCTAGTACTGGTCTGCTAGTTAAGGATCGCGACTGCGTGGAAGATGTATATCTTCTGCGTCAGTTGCTTTTCTTTCTGGAGGAAGTTCGTTCCCGCAACGGCTTTGGCCGAAAGGCTAAAGACGAAAGCGATACGAACCTTTACCCAGTGCGATCAAGCGATTCAAGGCATTGCCCCGTTTCGCGAAGAGCACATTGGGCGTATCTCTCGCTTACTTCTCAGGAATCTTGACGATTTCCAAGAGGTTAATGGGAGACACGGACCAGGCGCCGTAGCTGAAGGCCACAAAGGTAACCAGAAGTGGTTAGCCCTGATGGCCGGTCTTTCTGATTTGGACCACCGGTTAGAGAGCATTGGTTATGATGTACCCTATGGGTTATATCACGACCGATTATCCCGGACCGACGTCAGCGACGTCCCTACTAGCAACTTTGCCAAACTTGTGACGGTTCCGAAGACATGTTCTAGTCTTCGGACAATCACGGTTGAGCCCGTGTTGAATCAATTTGTTCAGCAAGGGTACAACGCTTTGCTCCGCAAGGAGATAGAGCGTTGTTCCGTGATGTCGCGTTGTTTGACATTGACCTCACAAGAGCCTAATCAGAAATTGGCTCTTGAAGGTTCTCTTACAGGCGCTTGGGTTACGGTAGATCTGAGTTCTGCGAGCGATAGACTGTCAACACATCTCGTGAAGGCAGCCTTCAAACACAGACCTCGATTCCTAAAAGGAATTTTGGATTGCCGCACACCTCTTGTAGATCTTGGGCAAAATAAAACCCTCGAACTGCAAAAATACGCCGGTATGGGTAACGCTACTACTTTTCCGGTTCAGTCGTACTGCTTTGCGCTTATCGCACTCTGCAGTATGATTGGTACTCATGAAGAAGTGAGTATCCGGAAGTTAGAAGCGCTTGCTAGTAATGTTCGCGTGTTTGGTGATGATATCATCATCAGACAGCGACATTTTCCAGCGTTTGCTTCCTGGATCGCTTCGGTTGGTCTAGAAATTAACCAATCGAAGACGTTCTCACGGGGTAATTTCCGCGAGAGCTGTGGCATGGATGCGTATAAAGGCTTCAAAGTAACGCCAATATACCTCCGTGACGATCCAGCTAATTCCTCAACAGATGCCAACTCCTTCGTTGGTCTCGTGTCAACCTGCAATCAACTTTGGTTGCAAGGCCTATACGAGACATCGAACTGTTTGAAGCGGGTCTTAGACAGGGTTAGAACCTTGCCTTTGGTCCGCCAAAATAGTTCGGGGTTGGGGTACTTTACACATCAGAACTTGTGTGAGAGCCAGAGATGGTCTCCCACTTTACATCGGTTCGAAGTTCGAACTTATGTACCGACACCTGTAAGGGTGAAGGACAAGATCGATGGGTACGCCGCTCTATTTAAATTCTTTCATGCTCCAAAGTCTGCGGAGTATGATAAGAATCACCTAGAGTCTTCTGTTCGTCGGTTTACGATAAACCTTCGAAAGAGGTGGTTGCCGGTCTAGTAATAGGCCGTTACGCTGCTCTTACAAGCAGTGCAGAGGTGGGTCAATCCTTAAGGCTTAAGTGACAGTTTATCGTCGCTTCCGAAAGGAAACAATCTTGTGGCATGGCGGTGACTTGCTG